TCGTGAGTATGGTTCATTAGAACAAAAACATACCGATCTTGAAGCGTCAAAAGCAGAACTATTAAAACTACGAGAGGAATATGCCGCGATTGCTATGTTTGAAAAGGCGATGCATAGCAACGGAATTAGTTATGATATTATCCGTAAAAAACTACCAGTAATAAATGAAGAAATAGCAAAAATTCTTTCTAATATTGTTAGTTTCGAAATATTTTTTGAGGATGACGGTAAGAAATTAGATATTCTTATCAAGCATCCTAAATACGACGCGCGCCCACTTGAACTTTGTTCCGGTGCTGAAAAGAGTTTGGCTGCTATGGCTATTCGTTTGGCCCTAACAAAACTAACAACACTACCAGTTTCATCATTATTCATACTTGATGAACCAGCAACCGCTCTTGACGAAGAAAATATGGAAGGTTTTATGCGTATAATTGATATGCTAAAAACACAATTTAAAACAATTATATTAATTTCTCATCTTCCAGAATTAAAGGATGTTGCTGATTTACAAATAACTATCGATAATATTGATGGTTACGCCCATGTAGAAGTATAATTATACGATATATGGAGGCTTTATGGATATGGCTAAATATAAACAAGAAATATTAGACAAATTAGTCGGAAAGATGGTGAGTAGAAAACTATTAGTGTGGTTAGTAGCAACTGCGGGTGTTCCATTACATTTTATAACAGGCGAGGATTGGGTCCAATTAAGTATTATATATATTGGATCACAGACCGTTACAAATTTTGCTCTGGAATATGCAAAAGCAAAACGCGGCGGAACACAAACGTAGAATATCTGCTACTATTAAAAGTTGGTTTTATACCGGTATAATATTACTTGGTGTAATTGGTATTATTATAGAAATACTTTCGTCAGAAAAGAGATATAAATGAACTTTTTAAATTCAGTATTAGAAACATTAAAAAAATTCTGGTATTTTTTTGTTATATTAGCCCTAACAGGATTAGTTTTATTTGTTAGTTTTGTTGAAAATGCTAAAATACAATCACTAACAAATCTAATAAAAACCACATCAGAAAATTATAAAAAGCAATTTGATGCGTTACAAGAGCTTACAAATAAACGTCTTGAAGAAGATCAGAGAATTATTCAAGAATACCAAGAGAGAATACAGCAAATAGAGAGAAAAAGAGCAGCAGAATTAGCAAAAGTTAATGCTAAAAAGATACAAGTTGTAGATCAACTAAAAAACAAATCTACAGAAGAATTAGCTCAAAAAATGAAAGATGAGTTTAAATTATGAGAAATCTATGCTTAATGACATTATTCTTATTATCCTCTACCTCATTAGCCCAAGTGCCGGTAGAAAAAGATCAGCCCGTTCCAGAAGCAGGTATATTCCTCACAAAAGAACAAGCGGCAAAAGTAATCGTAGAAAAACAAGCGGCAGAACAAATCTGCAGAATAAATCAAGACGCAGCAGTAGAGCAATCAAAAGCAAAATGCGAATATGAGGTTGGTTTATTGAAAAATGAACTATCTTTTGAAAAAAATAAATTTACTGAAATAAGTAAATTAAGAGATGTTCAAGAAGCCAGACTATATGAAACCGTTTCTGATAGTGGTAATAGTTTATATTGGTTTGTTGGTGGAGTTGCTACTGGCGCAACATTTGCAACCGCTGCAGCCATAGGAATAGTTATTGTTATTAATCAGGTTAATCCATGACAGATTGGGATAAAATAGCCGCAATAGAAAAAGCCGTAAAAGAAAAATACGGCGATAATGCTATTCATAATCCAAAAGCAAATTGGAACGAAGAAAAAGAAAAAGATTATATAGAACAAGTAAAAGAACAAGGAAAAATAATCTCAGAAAAATCCCAAAATCAAGAAACAATTGAGGAAAATGGGTTTTTATTAAAGAAAAAACTATTTACTACGAAAACTAGCAGGGTTTGTCCTGTAAAAGATTGTAAGCGTTATTCTTTTAGTTTAAAAGATGATGTTTATATGAATAAATTTGATTGTTGTTATGAATGTTATATAAAATATGTCGAAGGTCGTGAAGAGCTTTGGCAAGAAAGAAAGAAGGTGATGTTAGATGGTAGTTACAAAACTTGAAGAAGTATTAAAAGTATTAGAAGGCTGTAAAGAAGATGCAGTAAAGGTTGACAAGGGAAATCGTTCAGCCGCTACTCGTCTTCGTAAAGACGCAGCTGCAGTTGCGAAACTCCTTAAGGAACTTCGTGTTGCTGCTCTTGATACTGTAAAAGAAGCAAAAGCGAAAGACGCTTGATAATAAACCACAAGGAGACGATATAAATGGCTGATTTAATGGAAGTAATAAAGGGTATATCCCAAGTAATGGCAAATACCTATGATGGTGCTCGTGATGAAAAAGGAGAACCAATCAAAGCAGGTTTACGCCGTGAAGATGTTCCAGCATTTACCAGTTGTGATTGTCGTCTCCTTGATGGTTTTCGTGCGCGCGTAACACATTATTCAGATAAGAATAATTCTTTTCCTTGTTTGATCGTTTCATATCAAAGTGAAATTAAACTTGAAGAAGCACACAAGCCAGGATTTAATGATGATGTTGAAGAACATATAGCAGAAGCACTTAAATACCTCAAAAAGGAATTTAAGAAAGTTACAGGCAAAGAATTAAGTGTTGAAAAACACGGTGATATGAAAATGCTTGTTGAAGAATTATCAAAAATTCGTACACAAGTAACAGCTCAATGTCATTATAAAATTGGCGGTGTTGATATGCCAAAATTAGAAGATAAAAAAGATGTTGAGCGTAGCGAACAGTTACAAAAATGGCTTAAATTAGGTGGATTTAAGAAATGAAGATAAAGAAATCACGTCTATTACAAATTATTCGTGAAGAAGTTGAGCTTCATGAAAAAAATACTCTTATTTTTGAAGAGGAAGACTTGACAGACTTCTCTTCACAAGAACAAGCAGATACAGATGGTAATGGTAAAATCTCGAAAAAGGAAGCAAAAAAAGTTTTTAGTGATGAAATAGCGGCAGATCGCGCCGCTGGTAATTTAGATGAGTTTAGTCTTGATTTGGAAAAGGAAGTTGATGAAGATCAACTTTTAACCAAAACGAAACCACCTGAAGTAATACCTCCCAAACAAAACACAGATAGATTAGAAATCAAAATAAGATGATATATGGGATATGTTCTTACAAAGGATCAAGTAAAAGAAGAAATAAAAAAGTGTGGTCGTGATCCGACATACTTTATTAATAACTTTTGTAAGATTGCTCATCCAGAAAAAGGCTTAATTCCATTTGCTCTTTATGGCTACCAAAGTCAAACAATAAAAGACTTTGAAGATTTTCGTTTTAACATAGTTTTAAAAGCCCGCCAGTTAGGTCTATCGACCGCTGTTGCGGGCTATATTGCTTGGACATTACTTTTCCGTCGTCAAAAGAGCGTTCTTGTTGTCGCAACAAAACTCGATGTTGCTGCCAATCTTGTTAAAAAAGTCAAAAAGATGATTAAAAATGTACCAGACTGGATGCGTATTGCTGATATATCAATCGACAACAGAAATAGTTTCGAATTAAATAACGGTTCGTGGATTAAGGCTTCTTCAACAAGCGAAAGTGCTGGTCGTTCTGAAGCTCTTAGTTTACTTGTAATCGACGAAGCTGCATTCGTAGAAGGTATGGAAGATTTGTGGAAGAGTATATTCCCTACACTATCAACCGGCGGTCGTTGTATTGCTATTTCAACTCCAAACGGCGTTGGCAATTGGTTCCATGAAACATATATTAATGCTGAAAATAGCTCAAATGACTTTCATGCTATAAAATTAAATTGGGATGCTCATCCGGATCGTGATCGAGATTGGTTTGAAGCAGCAACTCGCAATATGAATAGGCGAGATATAGCACAAGAATATGAATGTAGTTTTAATGCTTCTGGTGAAGGCGTAATTAATTCTCAAGATCTACAAGAAATCAGAGAAGGCGTAATTGAGCCTAAATATCGTACTGGATTTGATAGAAATTATTGGATTTGGGAAGAAGCAAAACAAGAATTTAGTTATTTAATGGTTGCCGACGTTGCTCGTGGTGACGGAAAAGATTTTTCTGCTTTCCATATTATAAAATTACAAACGATGGAACAAGTAGCAGAATATCAAGGTAAAGTTGCACCAGATATTTATGCAGATATGTTATTACAAACCGGTAAAGAATACAACAACGCTTTATTGGTTGTGGAAAATAATAATATTGGTTATAATGTTCTTGATAAACTTATTGAAAGAAAATATCCAAACTTATATTTCTCAATTAAATCAACTCACGAATTCGTAGAACAAGTTCAAGCAGAAAGCATGACCAATAGTGTTCCAGGATTTACAACAACATTAAAAACTCGTCCTCTTATTGTATCAAAATTAGAGGAATTTATTAGAAATAAAGTAATTAAAATATATTCCAATCGTTTGGCAGAAGAATTATCAACATTTATTTGGAATAATGGAAGACCAGAAGCGATGAAGAATAGAAATGACGATCTAACTATGTCTATGGCTATAGCTTGTTGGGTAAGAGATACAGCATTAACAACTTCTCAGAGAGATGTTGAATATACAAAAGCTATGTTTAATGCTATAACCATGGCTAATACACGAGTTCAAACAAAAATACCAGGTCAGATCGGATATAATAAAAACTATTCGTTAGATGAACAAAAAGTAAACATAAAAGAACTTAAAGAATTTTATAAAATGTATGACTGGCTTTACAAGGGATAAAATAAATGGCTGATAATAAACCAATTAATTCTAAAGATTATAGAAATATGATGCCCTCAAGGCGAGGAGCACTAAATCAAGATCGTAGTCCTTATAATCCACAAAATTCTCTATTCAAGAGACTAACGAAACTATTTTCAGGTCCAATTGTAAACCGACGTCAGCAAAATTATAAAAGTGAAAGACGCCGCAGATTAGATAAATATAAATTTCAATCTGCACAAGGTCAACAGTTCAAGAAGTCTTCATACAATCCATTTGATTATGTCCATTCTCAAAGTATGGCCAATCAAAATCGCGCTGAAAGATATGTCGACTTCGAACAAATGGAATATACACCAGAAATCGCTTCAGCATTAGATATTTATGCTGATGAAATGACAACAAGTAACGAATTACAAAAAGTTCTTTCAATTGATTGTCCAAATGAAGAAATCAAAAATGTTCTTCATGGTCTTTATTATGACATTTTAAATATTGAATTTAATCTGTTCGGCTGGTGCCGAACCATGTGTAAGTTTGGCGATTTCTTCTTGTATCTCGATATAGACGATAAGGACGGAATTAAAAACGCTATTGGAATTCCCCCATATGAAGTTGAACGTATTGAGGGTGAAGACGAAAAGAACCCAAATTACGTACAATTCCAGTGGAATAGTGGTGGTATGACATTTGAAAACTGGCAAATGGGTCATTTCCGTATTCTTGGAAATGATAAATATGCTCCATATGGTACATCAATATTAGAAGCTGCCCGTCGTATTTGGCGCCAATTAACCTTATTAGAAGACGCCATGATGGCTTATCGTATTGTTCGTTCTGCTGAACGCCGTGTTTTCTATGTTGATGTTGGCAACGTTGCTCCAAATGATGTAGAACAGTTCATGCAGAAAGCCATGACAGCTTTAAAGCGTAACCAAGTTGTTGATGAAAAAACCGGTCGTGTAGATTTACGTTACAATCCTCTTTCAATTGAAGAAGATTATTTTATTCCAGTTCGCGGTCAACAATCAACCAAGATTGAAAGCCTTGCTGGTGGTCAATATACAGGTGATATTGACGATGTGAAATATCTCAGAGATAAATTATTCTCTGCTATTAAAATTCCACAATCTTATCTTGCTCGCGGTGAAGGTGGAGAAGAAGATAAAACAACTCTCGCACAAAAAGATATTCGCTTCTCAAGAACAATTCAACGTCTTCAACGTTCAGTAATCAGCGAATTAGAAAAGATTGGTATTATTCATCTTTTCGTTCTTGGATACAGAAACGAAGACCTTATTAAGTTTAAATTAAAATTAAACAATCCAAGTAAAATTGCTGAACTACAAGAACTTGAAACTTGGAAAACCAAATTTGAAGTTGCAAGCGGCGCAACAGAAGGATATTTCAGTAAACGTTGGGTTGCCAAGAAAATCTTTGGTATGTCTGATGAAGAATTCTTACGCAATCAGCGTGAAATGTTCTTTGACTTTAAGTTTAAAGCTGCAGTTGAAAAAGCTGGTACTGAACAAGAAGCTGCTGCTGGAGATACTGATGCAGGATTAGCCGGTGGAGCTGGTGCTGCAGCGCCTGCCGGTGGTGGTGCAGATGCTGGTGGTGGTGCTGGTATAGATTTAGGTGCTCTTACTTCTGAACCAGAAGGAGGTGCTACACCTACACCGGGAGCAACACCCGGAACTGAAACACCGCCGGCTGGAGGTGAAACGCCCACAACAACACCAGCAGCAGGTGGGGGAAAAGGTGAAAGTCCATTATTAGCAGCACCAGGAAAAAGAGATGATAGATTAACATCTACTCCAGCGTCAAGAGGCAAGATGTATTTACCGGTAAAATATCGTGGTGGAGATCATCGTCCTCAAGGAGCAAGAACAAGAAACTATCAGTCTAAATTCAGCAAAGAATTAGGTGGTGGTTCCATGAGAAACGTTTGGGGAAGTGGAGCACAAGATTTGTTTGGTTTATCTAATGGTATTTATGAAGAATATGAAAATAGTTATAATAAAGAAATAATTAATGAAGGTGATAAACCAAACGATAAAGATTTATTAGAACAAAAAATTATCTCTAATAATGATAGTTTGAAGAAATTATTAAACTCTTTGGAGAAGAAAAATGCACGAAGGAAAGAAAACGATGAAGAATAAACATAATAAAAAAAGAAATACCGCTTTTCTTTACGAAGTTATTGTTCGTGAAATAACAAACTGCATTTTAGAAAAAAGAGAACAAGAGAAGCAGTATTTAATTAATGTTTGCAAAGCATTTTTTTCAAATAGTTCAATATTGAAAAAAGAACTGCAACTTTATAAGGCTGTAAATGAAAGTTACAACCTTGATCGTAATATTGCTGAAAAAATATTAAATGAAGCAAAGTTTCAATATGAAATGTTGAATAAACAAGAAATTTTCAATAAGCAAACAAAATTAATAAATATTTTAAATAAACTTTCAAACGGAAAAATGTTTAATACTTTTGTATCTGATTACAAAAATTTAGCAACATTATCTCAAGTATTTAATAATACTGTACCAGTAAAAGAAAAAGTATTGTTAGAGAGTAGTGTTGTATCAAAAATGACTTCCTCACCGGAAAATGCTGAAAAAGAAAAACTACAAACTGTTGATGCTTTAACATATAAATTATTCGTAAAGAAATTTAATGAACAATATGGCAACACTCTATTAAATGAACAAAAAGATTTATTAACTAAATATGTTATGAGTTTTTCTGATAATGGAACAGAGTTTAAACTTTTCTTAAATGATGAAATAGAAAGAATAAAAACTTCATTAAGTAAAAGTTTAAATACAAAACAAATATCAGAAGATAAATTTCTAAAAGATAAAACTAATGTTGTTTTAGAAAAAGTACAAAATTATAGCAAAAGAGATGTTGATGTTTCTATGGTTCAAGAAATATTAAAAATACAAAGTCTTGTAAACGAAATGAATTCAGAGGAAACAAATAAAAATGGCTGATATTAAAGTTACAGTAAAAGACGAAGATCCACAGCCAGATCAGGCATTAGATCAAGATCAGCCTGAAGCAGAAGAAAAAAAGCCACCTATAGAATTTACAATTAAATTAAAAGCAAGAAGAACTTTAGATGGCAATATTATTGTATCAGATCATCCGGATATTGATGTTGTAATCATGCCGGAAAAAATGAGAGTTATATCTTTTGCAAAAAATAATTTCGATGACAACATTTATCAAACACAAGATAGATTAATGAAATACCTTTTTAAAAAAGGTGTATTGGTATTTGATAGTGTTGGTGGTGGAAATGTGTATGGTTCTTTAGAAGCAAAAATAATAAAACCAGCACAAGAAATTCCTATTGATAATTTGATGTTAATGTTACTATCAAAATGGATTGATAGTGAAAAACCATCATTTATTTATCAGCAAGCTATAGATGTAGTCTATACAGATAGAATAACAGAGCCAGAAGATAAAGATAGTACTGAACTTGGCGATATTCCAGCAGCAAAAGAGAAAGGTTCTGTACCAATTCATCAGGTTCGTCGCTATGCTTATGGTCTGTAATGGATAAAATAATCCTATTCATTTTAACTAGTGCTGGTATGACACAAATTTTGTGTTATGCCAGTATTTTTAATTATATTAGACCAAAATCCGGATTACTTGGAGAGTTATTTAGTTGTAGCATGTGTACAGGATTTCATGTTGGGTATATAGTATTTATGGCTTTTTGGTATGCTGGAGTTCATTTATTTCCACATTTTTATATTGGCACAATTGTTTATGCTGCCGTTTCTTCATTTTGCAGTTATGTTTTAGATAAAAGCTTTAGTGATGAAGGAATTGTGCTAAATTTGAAGAACAAACACTAATTAGAGAATATTTATAGAGTACGAGGTTTATATGAATTTAGTAAATCAAAATGTTCGTAAATGGTTTCTTCCACAAACCAATACAAGAAATTGCTGTAAAGGAAGCCATACCATGCGGGTTGCGCCCGCATTATTTAATTTAGTTGAGGGTTTATAAATGAAAGTTTCGAAAGAACAATTAAGAGAAATTATAAAAGAAGAATTAAATGAGTTGCAAAAAGAGGGCGAAATTGAAGAAGGATTTTTAGATTTTCTCTCCGGAAAAGGCAGTTCTGATTTTGGTGGATTTGTAACCGACGAACAAGTAAAAGAAAAAGTAAATACTGTTGTCAATTCTCTAGCTGATCTTGTACGTACAGCAAGTAAGCAAGAAAATCCTCGTTTGGCCGATAAGGCAGCACAATTAAAACAAGATGCTATGGGATTATCAGTAATGGCAACACCAAAAGGGCCAAAAATGATTGATTCTTCAAAAATAAGCGATGTTACATTGGCAAACTTAAGAAATGATCTGACTTCAAATAAAAAAACAGGCACACCTCGTTTAAAGGCAATTTACAATAAATTGTTTCATGGTAAACCGGCTCCTGAAGAAAGAAGTGAATTAATTAATAAAATTATGTCAGCAATAAAGAGTGATAAAGATTTTGAAATGGTTAATAGTGAATTATATGGAACCGGCTCTACAAAATCAAGAAAAACTGCCGGAAGAACAGGTTTAGGTGGATATACTTCAAAATTTGAAGAAGAATGATGGAATAATTTAATGTCCCTTACCAAACAGCAATTAAAGCAAATTATTGAAGAGGAGTTTGTCAATCTCATTAACGAAGAAGAGATTGATGAAAAACTATTTGATAAATTAAAAAGTTTTGGTAATAAATTTAAGGATTTATTTACAAGAGGTGTTACTTCTTCTGGAACTGACATAGCAAAAAGTTCTGGGAGAAGATTTGCTAGATATAAATATGAACCTAATAAAGATGACGAAAAATCAGATCAATCAGATATAAATAAATCTGGAACAGAACAACCAAGCACATCCAAAAAAAGTGCAATGGTTCGTGCAGTATCTCAAGGAATAGAACCAACAGATACTGTAGATGCTGGACCAGAACCTGTATCACCAGAAACCGGCACAGCAACAGCAAGAGTAGAGCCACGTATGGCTTTACCGTCTGGTCCAAAACCAGACAAATCTCCGGATAAAATATCTGGTGAATTACCACCAGCAGAAAATATACCGTTGCAATTACCAGCACCAAAAAAAGTTGGCATAATTAAAGATTATGGAAATTTGATGTATTCAACAGAAGAGGAGGACTTTAATCTTTTAAGTACAAGCTGTATAGATAGATTTAAAGAAAATGAATATTATATTAGATTACCTGATCAGCAAAAAAAATCTTCACTAGAAAATGTTAATACTGTTTTAAAACATCTTGTTGCTACAAAAAGAATAATTCAAAATTCTACAATTGCTCCTATTCAAGAAGACGACAGGCCAACTCCTTCTATGCAACAAATTGGACAAGTAGATTTTAATTCATGGTATGTTAAAAGTCTAATAAATACTACTAAAAAATTTTATGGATCTTCTATACCGCAAGAAATAATAACATTTGTAATATTATTTTTGTTCAAACAAGGCAGACTAGCAATAAGTCAGAGATTGTTTAACAAACTGATACACACGAATGATCCAAGAATTACATCTGATTTACCACAAGAAACAAATGACAATAAAGAAACAGATTTACAACAAGAGACTAAATCTTATAAATCATTTTATAATAACTGGAAAAGATATATACAAACAGGAGTTAAAATATGAGCCAATTTTTATTAAGAGAATATTTTGAACTCTGTGAAGGTGGCGTATGTCAAGATTTATTAACAGAAGCCGAAAAAGTATTTGTTAAAGGCGGCGGCATGATGCTTACCGGTGTCATGCAAAGAGCAGACGCAAAAAATGGCAATGGTCGTGTATATCCAGAAAACATCCTTCGTCGCGAAGTAGAAAACTATAAGAAGCTCGTTGCAGAAAATCGTGCTCTTGGAGAGCTTGATCATCCAGATGAGAGTGTAATCAATTTAAAGAACGCATCTCATATTGTTACAGATATTTGGTGGAACGGTAAAGATGTTATGGGTAAAGTTAAAGTTTTAACCACGCCATCAGGTCAAATTCTTAAATCTCTTGTAGAAAGTGGCGTTAAACTTGGTATTTCAAGTCGCGGTCTTGGAAGTGTAAAGGAAAAATCAGGTTTAACTTATGTTGAAGACGATTTCCAGCTTATTTGTTTTGACTTCGTAAGTGAACCATCAACCGTTGGTGCTTTTATGGGCTTAAGTGAAAGTAAAAAAGCACCTAATATATTCAACAAATCAGACAAGATAAATCGTCTGCTAAATGATATTATAGGTGATCGATGAAAAAAAGTGAATTAAAAGAATTGATTAAACCAATAGTTCAAGAATGTGTCAAGGAAAGTGTTGAAGAAATACTTCTTGAAAGTGGACTATTGTCTGCTGTTATAAAAGAAGTTATGAAAGGTGCTCTTCCTGTTTTAACAGAAACAAAACAAACAGCACCAGTTCAACAACAAAAACAACAACCAAGACAACAAAATAATGAATTATTGGAACAACTAAAACGCGAAAGAGAAGAGATGACAAGCGAGTTTAGAAGACAAAGTTCAGAAACAAGTAAAACTATGTCAATGAAAGTTGGTGGAGTAGATGTATTTAAAGATACAAAACCAGCACCAGCAAACGTTCAAGAAAGTATAGCAAACCCATTGGGTGGAGTATCACCAAACGATCCCGGTGTAGATATAAGCAAATTATTTGGTAGAAAGAAATTTAATGTCATTTGACATTCTGAGGAAATAATGAAAGTTAGTTTAGATGAAGTTGACGGAAATGTTGAAAAAATGATTAAGCGTTTCCTTAAAAAAACAAAAAAAATGAGAATTGTCGAAGATTGCTATGATCGCAGATATTACACAAAGCCTTCACAAGCAGCGCACACAAAACGTAGACAAAAAGCAAGAGCATTAGAAAAAGAAAAAGCCGCAACTCCAAAAGAAGATTGAAAACTAAATATATAAGACATTTTAGTTTATCTGAGGATTGTTGATGGCAAAAATCATCATCAAAGATGGAGAAATTTCCAGTTCTGCCGGGATTAATATACCTGGCAGTTTATCTATTTCTGGAAATTTAACTATTGGTGATAATTTTACAGATACATTAACAGTTAATTCTGCTGCAACTTTTAACGATGATTTAACTGTTATAGATACTATATCAGGAAGTATTGGTAATTTTTCTACTGTTAATGTAGGAACAATTTCTGCTACAAATTTCGTAGGTCTGCCTCCTTCTGCTGGTGGTGCTACTACTCCTGGTGGTTCTGATACACAAATTCAATTTAATAGCGGTAGTTCGTTTAGTGGTTCATCAAATTTAAATTATAATTATACAACAAACGTTTTAAGTGGAACAGTAGCACAATTTAATTCAATAACAGCGTCTTATTCAGCCCCAAGAGGTACATCAAGTTCCTTACCTTATAGTTTTAATGGAGATTCGAATACCGGTATTTATTCTCCCGGACCTGACACAATAAGTATTGTTGAGGGAGGAACAGAAGCAATTAGAATAAATTCAGCTGGATATGTTGGAATAAATTCTACAAATCCAACAACTCGCCTTTATGTAAAGGGAGATACAACAATTTCAGGTGCCTTATTAATAGAGGGCAACAATTACATAATGGGTCCGGGTAATGAAGCAGGAATTTATAATTTTAAATATATTAGAGGAGAAAATGGATTATATTTAGCAGGAAATTCTCTTAGTTCTGGTACTGTATATCTTAATCAGGGTGGCGGTTTTATTAACTTCTTTCAAAATACAACAGGATCGGTTAATATAAATGGTAATATTTTTGTTGGTAGTAATTTTTTAACTCCAGCCAGTAAAATAGAAATAGGAGGAACAACTCCTTATATAACAATGGAAGCGACTACAACACCAACAACACCTTCAACTTCTAAGGCAGCATATTGGGCTAATAGTACACGTAAAGAACCATATTTTACTAACGAGAATGGCGATTCAATTAATATGGCAGATGGCGGTGGTTCAACGTTGATGTATATGAAGGGATTTTCTACTGCCAATTTAACATCTACCAGAACACCAACAACCAACACAACATACGCCATATATATGGGCAAGAATCCAGAATATTTATTATCTGGTGATGTAGTTACTGTTAAATTTAGAGTAACTACTCTTGCTTCTTCAATAACTTGGGCTGAAGTTGCTTTAGCAACTGGAAATTTTGTTTCTGGTGGACCTTCTTTATTAACAACTCGTGGATTTACAAGTCTTTCAGCAGTGGTAAATTCAACCGGTATTAAAAGTACAAATATAACAACAACAGCAAATATATTACCTGGTGCTGATTTATGGTTGTTGTTTGGAATTCAAGCCACAACAGTAGGAGTATATCGTGCTGCTTCAATAGCAGATGATTTACAAAGTGGCGTTCAATTATCAGCTGCTTCTACAAGACCAAGCACTATGTCTGCTGGTACTTCATTTGTAGTTGAAAGTGCCACAACACTTCCGATATGGATGACACTAAAGATATAAAATTATGTATAAAAAAACTTTTGTTATAACAATATATTCAGAAACACCGCAACATTCTCAAGAAGAAGAAAACTTTATAACTGATATGCAGAGTAGGGTTGATTCATTAGCAGCACATAATTTTGTAAACACTATTGAGACTGATATTCAAGAGTATATTGTACCAAATAATTTGAACTAATACCATATGCCATTTCTCGTCGGCAAACGGCATAGAATTTAATAAAATTAATTACTAATTATTATCACATATTGTCAGCCATGTGCTGGCATATATGTTTTCTTTATTTAAGGAGTTATTTTAACATGTCAAAACAAAAAGGTTTTGCAGTAATCAGTGGTTCTAGCTCAGTTGTAGCTAAGATCATGGAAAATGGTACAGTAGTATTCGGTCAAGACAAAGCAGTTAACATGCGTGTTAGCGGCACCCTTGTTCTTGATGTTCCAGCAGTCGATTCAGGCGCCGGCCGTGTTGTTTTAATTGACAGCGATGGCAGTGCATCATTAGGCAAACTAGCCGCATCTAATGTTGTAGTTAATCCATCAGTAGCAGGTGAAACTGATGTTCAAGCTGTGTTAAGTGCTTTAGCAGCAAACACAACAACTTCACTTTCAACTTCAGTTGCTTCTTTGGAAGCCCTAATCAGTACTGAAATTAGTACTGTATTAGGAGATGTCGCTTCAAACTTAGATACTTTAAGCGAACTCGCTGCAGCTATTGATAATGATCCAAGCTTCTTCAGTACAATAGCACAAGACATTAATGATCTTTCAGTTGAATTAAGCACTGAAATTTCAAACCGTGAAAGTGCAGTAAGTGGTCTTTCAACTGACGTTTCAATTGCCCTCTCAACTGAAATTTCAAACCGTGAAAGTGCAGTAAGTGGATTATCAACTGACGTTTCAGTTGCCCTCTCAACTGAAATTTCAAACCGTGAAAGTGCAGTAAGTGGATTATCAACTGACGTTTCAGTTGCCCTCTCAA